GCTTCTAGCTCTTTACGTTGTTCTGCTACTTGTTGTGTCTTTTGTGTGTAGTCTAAGCCTTGTTGTGCTAATGCTACGACTTCGTCTAGTGGCTTTTCAACTTCTTCACCATTAACTTTTAGCTTTAAGATAGCAGGAACTTCATCTTCCGACTGTTCTTCTTCTTCAGCTTGGTCATCTGGTGCATCATCTGTTGCTTCTTCTTCTGCATCTGTTTCTTCAACAGGTGCTTCTGCTTCAGCCTCTAGTGGTGCTTGTTCTTTCTCTTCAGGTGCATCTAAATTAGCTTGCACATCAGATACAATATCATCACCTAGCATAGCCTCTAATCGGCTTTGTGGTGACTGTTCTACGACTTGGTCACTCATAATATTTTCCTTGAAATTAGACAATAAAAAAACCTACCGAAGTAGGCTTTAAGTGGGCTTGTCCTTACCCAAATATCTTAAACTTAGGTCTATCTGTTTGGATAGCTGCTAACTTACCTGTTTGCATAACGTCAGTAAGTTGCTTGTTAATTTGGTTTAGTAATTGTAATGCGATAACTAATCTGTTATGGGTCTTTTCGTCACCTAGTGGACTATTAGTCATACTAGATACAATGCTTTCACGAACCTTCTCTAATGCTTCTTTATAGATAGGGTTATCTAATATCTGTGCTGCTTGTTCACCACGTTTTACTTCTTCTAGTGACTTATCCGCCATACATCATTCCTGATTGTGCCTTAATTTGTGCGATAGCTAAATCTGTTTCAGCTTTGAGTTGAGCTTTAAATCTTTCTAACTCTGCTTGTGCTGCTATCTTCTCACGTTCAATTATAACATCATTTTGTGAACGTAACTGCTCTTGTTGTAGTTGAGCTTGTGCTTTCTCACGTTCTATTTGTAATTGACCTTGAACAGCAATCTCAGCTTCAGAAGGTTTATCTTCTTGCTGACCTTCCATTTGTGGTGTATTAGCTGGGTTTACCCAGAACTCTTCAGGGTTCTTAAAGCCTGCGTTTTGTGTAAGTTTAGCTAACGCATTGTAAATCTTCTCTGGGTTTGTAAGACCTACTTGGATAGCTTCTTTTTGCATATTCAAGATAGATGTTAAGTGCATAAGTTGTTGGTCTTTATTACCAGCACCTAAACCTACAGAGATAGATAAGTCTTTACGAGCTTTCCATTCTCTAGGGTCTACTTCTACCCATTTGTTTCTAATACGTGTGATGTCAGGTTTAGTAAGTGTTGTTCTAACTAAGTAATGCACAAGTTTAAATAACTCTTTAACACCTGTCTCTGCGAATGTTCTAGCTACTAACTCTATGCGTTGTTGTGACGCATTCATAATCTGTGCTACACCTGTAGCTGTCTTGTTAAGACTGTTAGCATCTAAGCCTTGGTTATATGCTGTGATACCTGTTCTCTTCTCTTTCATAGAGTCCATGTATTCAACCATACCGAATGATGATGCTGGTAGTGGTGGATGTGATAAAGGCATAATGCCTGCACCTGGGTCACCTTCTACACGAACAATACCACCTGGTCTTGATGTAAGCATATCGTCTAGGTTTACTCTGTCAGAGATAGCATAACGACCATTGTTAGCTAGATACATATTATCTAACTGACCACGAATAAGTGTAGACTTGATAAGTTGAATGTCCATAGTCAAGTCAGCATAAGAACGACCAATATGTCTATGTGGCATAATCATAGGTGTGATACATGCAAATGGAACATACTCGCATGGCTCTTTGTAGAGAATAGTATTACCTAATACGACTACTCTATGTCTCTTGCCTTCTAACTTAATGTATGTGTCTTTAACTAGAGCTTCGTTAGACTCAATAGCTCTGTCATATTCTTCGTCATAAATATCACGTGCATTAGACTCTTCTTCAAATGTATCACGAAGGTCTGACATGATAGACTTAATGTATTCTAGTGGCTTGTCAAATGTTTCAGCAATATCTGACAATTGCATCACTTCTCTATGCTGAACGAAACGTGCATCTTGTAGGTTAGGACCTGATACCTCTACAGATACCATCATGTTTTCAGGTGCTACGTTCTCAATGACAATCTCTGTTTCTTTTTCTGTAGTCTTGAGCTTAACGTCATGTAACATAGGTTGCATAACTGTAGCTGGGTCAACACCATTCATGGCTGCTTGTTGATAGATAACATCCATGTTGACACTTGGGTCAGGATAGGCTTCGTGTTCTAATACTTCTGTATTCTCATCTGACGCTAACATTTGGAGTTGTGCGTCTGTTAACCCTTTATACTCGTATTCTTCTTCTTCCTCTTCTTCTTCGGCATATACTTTTACATAACCGTTTTTAGAGAGTAATGCGTCTTTAAACCATACGTAGAATATCTTGAACCCTTCGTTCTTTTCCATCACGATATGGTTAATATAATCTGTTTCTTGGTCTGCTGCGTCTTGGTCTTCAGGACCTTTAGGGTCAAACTGAACAACCTTATCACCGGCTACAAAGACTTTTAAAAGCTGTGGGAGTGCTGACTCAATCGTGTCTTGAACGTCATAAGATACAACTTGTGAACGACCTTCTTCTTCGTTACCGAATGGTTGCCCTAGGTAGTAGTCAATCGCTTCTGCTCTATCATTAGACAATGCACTATCATTTACACCATAGGCAATATTCTCTTCTGCCTCAATCTGTGCAATTATCTCCATGTCCTGTATTTTCATCAGTAAATTCCTATACGATACTTCGGTTGTTATATATTATCTTCTCACCACCCCAAGACTCATTCTTCATTTGTTCTACAGATGTAGCCATATATCTAAATGCGTCTGCACCATGACTGTATTCATCATGTAAAGGTGCGCCTGGTTCATTGGTTGATGAGTTAATTGACCTCTTATAATTCTTTAAACATTCTAATAGTCTTTGTGTAGACTTATCAAAATAGCATTTATGGAAGTGCATCCTAGCTATCTTAATACCAGCTTCTATACTTGATACTGGAACTATACGAACACTCCAGCCTTGCTTTCTCATAATGTCTTCTGCTGACAGACCTGACTTATAATCCCTAGACCTACCATCATGTGGTAAGAACATTGTACCCCAATTATAGTTTAGTGACCTTATCTCAGATGAGAAACTGTCTAATGTTCTATGATTATCTTCTATGTATTTAATAATGCGTATATCAGAAACACCACGTTGGCATAATATGATAGCCATAGAGTCGTTAAACCCTAAGTCAAACACTACATGAACCTTGAGCATTGGGTCATAAGGTACAGTAGTAATACGGTTATTCTCTTGTGCTTCTCTTATCTCGTTAGCATAGATAGCACCATCTACAGCAGCTTTACATTCACCTTCCCAAATGTTTGCATAGTCAGGGTTAGTCTTTTGACTGTGTTGACGTTCTATTTCTAACACTTCAGGAAACCAAGGGTTGTCTTGGTAATTAACCTTAACGACTTTAGCGTTCTCTGGTGGCTCTACTACAAACCTTTGGTATGTATCGTCTGTATCTATGTTAGGGTTAAATGATACCCATATTTCTGAATTAGGTTTACGTATTGTAGGTATTAAAATATCCCACGACTTCTTTGATACTGTTTGTGCCTCTTCCACCCAGACAATATCACATCCTTCAAAAGACTTAATGGACTCAACAGTATTAGTAGCCAACCCAGTAAAACTGAACGTGCTACCGTTAAGACCACGTATCTCTGCTTCCAATACTTCATAGAAAGCTCCTAGACCTAAAGACTGTATTTGGTCATTAAGTAATGTATGTACTGACTGCTTAATAGACTTTTGTATTTCACGTGCGCATAAGACACGTGTTGGTTCATTAGCTGCTTTTATAAGCAATGCTCTTGCGAATGACCATGACTTACCTGAACCTCTACCACCGTATGCTACTTTGTAACGGTGTGGTTCAAATAAGAAGTCTAGTTTATTCGGAAACTTGGCTATCGTCTGGCTTGACAAAGAGTATTCCTATTCCACTAGGTAAGTTAGAACCATCTGGTCCTGTTAATTCTTGAGTAGCTACAGCTTTACCATCCATTCTATCAAAGACTTCTTTAATAGCTGATATATCACCACTCTCTGCTTTAGCTACTAATGCTTCTGTAACATTACGTAATCTAATAGCTTCTTCTTGTATTAAAACACGTCTAAGTGTATCTGCTGCTAACCTATTGATTTTACTAGAGTGAGTGTTCCCTCGGTTTGCTTCAGAGCTACGTTCTGCTGCTAGTCTTTTTCGTTCTTCGTTATCCATAATATTGCAACTCCCTAAGGTTGGTTGCCCTTGATTTTAGTACCCTTGTTTTTTTGTATAGGCATTTAAGGCATTTACTAATTCATCTGCCATTTTATTTTGAATATCATCTACTTTTTTATTGTTAGTAATCTTTTGTGCCTGTGTAGATTGCTTCTGATATGTTTGATTTGGATTGTTCAAGGGCTTCACTTAATTGTCTCCTTAATGCTTTTTCATTTAATTTTGGCAAATCGCTTAACTCTATTCTTCTAGAGTTGCCTTTTCCTCTAGAATTGTCAATTGCTGAAATTTGTACGTTTGGGTTATCTTTATATTTAGAAGCTAATTCATCTATAGTTTTTCTAGAACCAACGTGTGTTTTTAAATGTTCTGATAATGGTACTGTTCTACCAGAACCAAAAGTTGCTTCTATACCTGAAGCTCTAGGTAAAGCTCCTTTTGTTAATGACTCTATTGGGTCACGATAAGTATAAAATATTCTTACATCACGACCTGCTTTTAATGCTTGTTGTATTTTATCATCTGCTGACTTAAATGTATTCATGTTTGTATCATAAATCATTTCAGCTTTATTAATTGTATCAGAAGCTGCTTGAGATGCTTGTTGTATTGCTTTTGATTTACCAGCTCCAGTTCCACCTGCTGTAAATACTACTGTACTATCATAACCTTTAGGTGTAGGTTGAGATAGTTTTTCTGCATATAAGTTCTTAACAAATGTACTTGCTGGTTCATGCACTTGTGCAGATAACGTTCTATTTGCCTGATATTCAGGAAATAACTCTCTTGCAGCATCAGTATTTAATATTCTACCACCTTTTGTTTCAGCATGGGGTAAATCTAAAGTATTATATTGTTGTTTAAGTTCTGGGTATTGTGTAATTAATCTATTGGTTGCAGACTGTTCTACATCTGATTTACCTAACAAAGAACTATATTTTGGTCCTTGAGTAATTGCTTTGCTTAATAACCCAGATACAGGATTAACATTTAAAGCTGTATTCATCATATCCTGAGTAATGTTAACAGGTCTAGGCGTATTTATATCTTTTAATAAACCTTGTGTATCGCCACGTAATAAATATGATAATGGAGCATTACCTTGTTGAATATAAGTATTTAAAGCACGGTCTAATGGCGATAAACTATTTGGGTCTTGCTGACTTGCCCATGTGTTTAATAATGCCATATTATAACTCCGATTGTCGTTTGTTTCCCTTAAGTGGGTATATCATTCTTTGGTATGTTTCCCACCATTCTTGACTATAGTCTGTATTCTGATAGTCTTTAAAGCATGGTGTGCCTAATGTATGATGCACTAACTTAGCATCTGGGTTGTATTCGTATTCTGTTTCTAGCCAGTTCCATGTTTCGTCTAGCTTACCTACTTGCTCTTCAGGATATTTGAGCCATTCAAACCTGTGTAGGTATTTACCTGTTTGCTCTTGAATAAACTTAGGTGTTAGCTGACGGTTTAACCAATGTGAACAATTCCATAACATAACACTTGACCAATTCTTTTTAGGATAGTCTTCGTTCTTTGCACCTAGATACTTGATAGGATGCTTTGTTGTGTAGTTATGCTTTACGACTTTGACTGCTTCGTCATTATCAAAGTTCGCCAGTATCTCTGCAATGTCTGTGCGGCACGTCATATCGCCATCTACAAATAGTGCAATACCTTTAAAGTTGTTTAGATATGGCACTAAAAAGCGTGAGTAGATAAATGCGTTGCTACCGTCTTTATGTGTTTCTTCGTAGTCTTTTAAAGTATTTAATGCTAATGGTGTAAAACTTACCGGTATAGATGACTTTTCTATGATTGACTGGCAAAAGTTATGATAAGCCACAGGCTCAACCTTACCGTCATATCCTACGTATATATCTAATTTCAGCATTACTTCTTTTTGTTTCTTGCGCTTATAGCTTTAGCTTTCGCTTTTGCGTCTGCTTTGCTAGATGCTCCCCATGCTTTTAGTGATAGTAATAGTCTTGTTGGTTCACCGTTAGGTTTGCGTTCTGGTCCTGGCATATTACCCATTCTTGCTAGGAAAGATGCACGTCTAGGATTATCGCCTGACTTTACTGGTGCTTTTAAATTACCACCTGTTTCTCTATTGTATGAGGCACGACCTTTAGCGTTTAAGCCACCTTTAGGGTTCTTACCTGCTTTCTTTTGCCAAACACTCATTTCTTTTTCTTTGCTGTCTTTGCTGCTTGTTTAAATTGCATAGCTGTAGGTGCGCCTTTACTTCCTACTTTGCGCATCTTTTCGCCTGAACCAGCTTTTATTCTAGCTCTTTTGGCTGCAATGTTTGCGTAGAGACCTGGCTTATTTGCCATTTTTCATAGCTTTCTTTGCAGGTTTAGAAACCATTTTTTTACCTGATTTGCTTGCTGCTTTTTTAGCTGCTGCCATACCTGTTTTAGTATATGCGTATTTCTTTCCGTTTACCATTGGCATAATTATTTACCTTTCTTTTTTTTAGACATACCAGCTTCGCTAAGTGCAATAGCGATAGCTTGTTTAGGAGATTTTACTACTTTACCACCTTTACCTGAATGTAATGAACCTGTTTTAAATTCTTTCATCACTTTGCTGACTTTCGCCATCTTGCCCTTTTTCGTTGTTGGTTTCTTCATAGCTTTTCCTTAACTTTATAAATCGGTGGTCGTATCTACAATCGTTACAAAGAGTATACTCGGTGAAGTCAAATGGTTCACCACATTGTTCGCAAATAGATAGCTTCATATAAAAGAAAAAGCCCAACCACGGAGAGAGTGCAGTCAGGCTTTTGTAGAATTACGTTTCTTACGGACAGGAGTTGTCCAACAGGCGTTATTATAGCATACTTTGCTATTTCTGTTCAACAAGTTTATGCGTTTATCCGTCTTCCTGCAATTACCAAGAGATTATCGTATGCCATGTCTAATTGCCATGGGTAAGCTAGTGGTGGTTTAGCACCTAAGTATTTAGCATAGATAGCGTCTTGTTGTCCTTGTTCTAGGCTATGTATGATAGCGTGTATAGTGCGTATGTTACTCATGTCTTGAGCTGAACACATTTCTTCAAAGACCTCTGAGGTTGACTCACCACCTGATGACATACCTATGCTTTTAGATGGATAACCTAGTTTGTGATTATCCCAATCCATCCACCTACCCCAATCCTCAAGGATAGATAATAAGCGTTCCATACTAATCATATTGTGTTAGCGTATATGCTACGCTTTGTCCAAATGTTTCTTGTGTGGTTCTTTGTTGCAAGTTATGTTTAGCGTCATCTGCATTATGTATGATAATTCCTTTTATCTGGTCATCTGTAAAGTTTGCTGTGTGTCCAAATATAGTTTGTAGTGGATGTGGTTGTGGCACGTAATAGTGCATGAGTCTATCTTGGTTATCTTTGTAAGCATGAATAACATTTGCATCTCTCATCTCTACAAGTATGTTCTTTGTAATAGGATAGTTAGATTGTATATGTGCTGCTATGTCGTTTATTGTTCGTGGTTCTGTAAGATAAGCTAATATCTTTTCTTTCACGATACATCTTTCACTTTGCAATGCCATTTCCTTTTATCGTCTTGATGCCAACCATGCACATGAATAGTCCAACCTGCTTCACGAACTGCACCTACATTTTCATGGTCAGCTATTTTTTTACATCTAGCACTCATGTTACCTGCTGAAGTTGTTTGGACAGCTAATGTTTCTTTTCCTTTTAGAGCTAGTATATCTATGAAGCCAAATAAGTCTTGTCTAGTCTTACTCCAATTATTCCAATGCTCTGTAATCCAACAAGTGTATCCTTCTTCTCTTAGTTTAGCTAATGATAATTGCGTAGGTGATTTACTCGCCATCAAACTGCTCACTACTAGGCTTAGATGTGCCTTCGTATAATCTGTCTAACTCACCTGTTGACTTGTTAAGTTCATATTCTATTAGATGCGGTGATGTATAGGCATCTTTCTTTTTCTTGCCGAATATCTTATCCCAGTTATCTTCAAACGTAGGTCTATCTGTAAACGGTCTTGGTGCGCTTCCTTTTCCCATTATATTATTCCTATCATTTCATGTTCCCAAAGATATTGCATTGTAGTAACGTAAGCTCTATTCCACATATCACGTCTTTCTTCTTTTGTTAAATCTTTACCCATGTCTAGTGTGTAATGGCACTCATAACATAATGCAGCACATAACGCATCTGATACTTTGATACCCATTCCTTTGCCTTCATTTCTATGTGCAGCACAAACTGTTTCAGACATGATACCACAATGTTGACAAGGTAGCTGTCTTAAAAGTTGAGTTAGTTTTTGATTACGATATATCACTAAAAGTCCCAACCCCAACCCATAGTCTGCGCCCATACTTCTATCTGTTGCTGGTATTCTGTCATCTCACTTGTGGTTAATTTAGTTGTTGACTTTATAAGCTCTACAGGCATACCTGCTATTTCAGTTTGGTATCGTAAGAATTTATATCCCATGAGTTCGTGTATCTTGTCTTTTTCTATGCCTAAATGGTTACCTATGCTTGTATACAATTCCCATAATCTCTCGTTCTGCTGTAAACTCCTGTTAAGTTTTGCGTCTGTTACTGTAACACGCCACCGTTTAGTAAAGTCAAGAGATTTTAATTTCTCGTACAACATGGGTAGGTTTTGCTGATTTAATGTCCACTTTATCATCTCTCCATCCTTTCGTTTTAAATACTTGTCCGTCTTTAGATACAGCTTTATATTCTATATCTGAACCAAATAGCTTTTTACACTCTTTAATAAAATCATTTATGGTCATGGTTTATCCAATTCTTATCCCACATGTCTTTATAGTGGTCATCTTTGTAAAAGTCTTCACGTTTCCATCTATCAAACTTTTGTCTAACTTTCAATGGTAATATTTCTTTAGGTTTATCTTCCCTTTGCACAACATATTCTACTGCATTGTAAAGAGATGTGATAGTTGTGATTGGTATATTATCTAATGTCATGGACTCTCCTTATATCTCAATCCTTTATTGTCAAAATAAAATCCCCAACTGCCTTCAATCGGATAATTACGTTGTTTTTGTAAGTATACTACACAATCAGGAACGCCTTTTAATTCTTCGGCAGTTTTTTCACCATTTTCAATATCACGTTCTTTTTTCTTGCATCTGTAAACGCATAAGATATTATCTGCAAGGTTACGAATATGAGAGCTGCCTAAAATGTGAGTTGCGTCTGGAGCTATAGTTTCATCTGCCATTTTACGAGTATGTGCTACTAAAAATATATGGATGTTTAAATCACGACAAGATGTTGCAAGTCTATCAATAAATAATTTTTGCTTTTCGTAGTTGTCTTCAGATATATCACTCATTTTCATAAGACTGTCTATCACAAATACTTCTACACCTAAGACATGTTTGCCATAGTAAAGCGTAGCTATCATATCGTCTGTAGTAGTGCTTCCTGTTTGGTCATATATCCATAGTTTGTCAGATGCACGAGTGCAAAACTTTTTAATAAAATCTTCTGTGGGGTCTGTAGACTTTAAGGTTTGCTGTATCATACGAGAAAGAGTAAGCACAGCTCTCATCTCAAGGCTACTTATCAAGCATTTAGTTTGTTGACCCATAAGAGCTAATATGACTTGCGAAAGCCATAACGATTTGCCATGTGAACTTACACCGGTTACAATTGTAAGCTCTGACATTCTTACCCTAAAGTCTTGTTCAGTTTTTACAAAGCCCAATGACAAACCTGAAGATATTTCTTCAGAAAAGTATTTAACAACATCATCTGTGAATACTGAAGCATCCTTTACAAGAAACTCGCTAGTTCCATATTCAGTATTGTAGTATTCATTAATGTCTTTTTTTGTTATGGTTAATTTATCTAATGCTTCTCCAATTTTCATTTCGCATTGTCCCATGGGTTTCTAATTTTTGGCATATTACCATCTTCCCACCTCTCCTGGTTAATTAATGTCATAGGTGCTGGCACAAACCCTTCTTTCCATTGTTTAGTTTCTTTCATAGTTTTGACATAGCCTATAACTTTATCAGCTATTGAGTCAAGGTCTTTTGCTTGCCACTTTTCCATACAACCTTTTTTGTTAGTTTTACGAACAGGTGGATATAAATTCCAGAACTCATCAAAACGCACAATGGTTTTTATATTCTTATCTAATCTATCTCTTATCTTATCTGTTATATAATTTGTATATAATTTGTCTATATTTTCACTTTTTTCAAACCAAGTATCTAATTCTATTAGTATTTTTTCTACAAATGCTATAGGTTTTCTTAAACGAAACGCAATGTCATAGGCATTGGGTAAAACACCGTTTGACTCACTTGCTAAACACCATAATTTGAATAAAGTAGCCTGTTTTACATCATCCATTTTCATAAAATCAGGGTCATTTAACAAGTCACGACCATAGCATTTAAACCATTTCATATCGCTTTTATGCTTAAAATGTTGAAACTTGTCCCAGTTCTTAATTTTCATATACTCTCCTTAAAATAAACATTCTTCATATAATTCTGTCATTGGCACAACTTTTGCTTTAGGCAAAACATGGAGCTTACATTCTGGTCTATTCTCAAGAAACCATTTAGCAGAAGCCTTGTTACTAAAGGCTCTCAAAGGTTTTCCATCAAATTCGTCTAAGATAATATACCGTAAGTTTTCCATTGGGAAAAACATTATCACAGCTAATTTCTATTTGCAAGATATTTAATTAAAATTATTTTTATATATTTATTATATAGCTATTGTATATTTTTTTGTACGTGATATAGTTCTGTTGTAGTAATTAATTAACAAGGAGAGAAAAAATGAAAGTAAATGTTGACGTAAGACAAGGTGAAGGAGAAAATAATGGTTGTGTATTTGTAACCATAGGTGATTGGGTTGTTTATCTTGACAACTCAACAGGAGAAAAAATTGTTGAGACTTATGACAAAGAAACTAGTGCCAGACCTTTTTATAAATATGACCAAAGAATTTAATTAATATTAAACAAGGAGAGTATATGAACTACGCAGAAGCTAAAAAAATAGTAGGAAACCAACCTACTTATGCACTAAAAAATATGGTAAAGGCATTACAAATGCTTACATTTTTAAATACCCCAGAAGACTGGAAAAGACTAGAAGCTGCAAAAATAGTACTTAAGGGTAAAAAAGCAGACAAACCAGAACCATTTAAGCAATATGCGCTTACTGGTGGTAAAGATGTTAAATGTATAGCAAATGGTAATACTTGGGCAGAAAGTGAGGTTGTATGAATGAATATCCAATAGGCACTAAATTTATGACTGGAGGTAAATTTCCTAATGAATGTACTGTTATAGATATTTTTAAGACATATAACAAACAAAATGAATTAGTTAAAACCCAGTATTGTGCAACTCATATATTTTTAGGTCAAACTGTTACTGATTATTCTGTTCCAGCAGCAACTATTGCAAGAGGTTTAATTAAATAAAAAAGTATTGCATTTATTTTAAATATGTATATACTGTGTATATAAACATTATATAAGGAGAGAAAAAATGGCAGTAAAAAAAGAAAGATATATTCCAGCAGGTTATGTACCACTAGCAATAGATAACCCAGCAGACGTAGTTGTTTATACAAACAATGGTGCAAATAACAAATGGTCTGCTATTTGTTTTGCTGGTAAAGCTGTTAATCCTACCTGGTACTACCTATTCAAAAATGAAGAAGCTATGTTAGCTCAAGTTGCTAGAACTGTTAATAACAGAATTGCTAGAGCTGCAGAAGTTGCAAAATACAAAGCAGAAAGACTTGCTCCTACTGATTTAAAAGAAGGTGACATTCTTTATTGTAGTTGGGGTTATGACCAGACTCAAGTTGACTTTTATAAAGTTAAAGAAGTATTAGGTAACAATAGAATTAAAATTGTTCCTATGACAGCAGTAGTTAAAGAACAAAGTACTGGTGCTGATTATATGGTAGCTGGTGAAGAAAAAGGCGAGCCAATGTTAAAAATTGCAAATGGCAAGCAAAATAGTGTTAAAATTACTAGCTTTTCAAATGCTTACCTTTGGGATGGTCAACCTAAATATGAAACAGCTTTTGGATATGGGAGATAATTATGAAGATTAAAACAATGATTATTACAGCAATAGCTTTTTGGTGTTATGTAGGTTTATGCCTATATGTTATGGGTAAGTTGGCAGGTGCAATATGAACAAATACATATGGCTATTCCTTTTTGTATTTTGGGGGTATATAATATGGCGAATGGTTTAAAGCGTATCGCTGAAATATTACCAGAAGTATGGAAAGACTTAGAAGAATTTAATAAACGATTTGATGAAAGGGAGAGAGCAAATGAGTCAACAACAGTTTTACGACCAGGTGATGATGGAACAACACCAACAACAGGAGAGAAAAATGAACTATAACGAACTACGTAAGATTAATGTATCAGACCACATTGAGAAAAAGAATGGTCTATCATACTTATCATGGGCTTGGGCTGTGGATACTCTTCTACAGCAAGACCCAACTGCTACATGGACTTATGGCGAACCTAAACAGTTTGGTGAAACACTTATGGTATTCTGCACAGTACATGCGTTTGGTAAGTCTATGACTTCACAATTACCTGTGCTTAACTTTAGAAACCAAGCTATTCCTAACCCTGATGCTATGGCAGTTAATACAGCTATGCAGCGTTGTTTAGCTAAAGCTATTGCATTACATGGTATTGGCTTATACATATATTCTGGTGAAGACATAGCTCCTGATACAGAACAACCAACATTAAAAGCTGTATCTAGCAAGGACTTCCTATGATAGAACAACGCACAGAAGAATGGTTTGAACAACGTCTAGGTAAGGTTACGGCATCCAGAATATCGGATGTCATAGCCAAGACTAAAACAGGTGTATCTACGTCACGTCAAAACTACCTTGTCCAATTAGTATCAGAACGTCTTACAGGCAAGAAAGGCGATAGCTTTGTTAATCAGGCTATGTTAGATGGGATTGAAAGAGAAAGTGCTGCTAGAGAGCTTTATATGCAAACTAAAGGGGTATCTGTAACAGAGGTAGGTTTCTTTGACCATCCTGTTATTAAGAATAGTGGTGCTAGTCCTGACGGAGCTGTAAATGCAGAAGAAGAAGGTAAGTATGCAGGTCTTATAGAGATTAAATGTCCTATAGAAACAACCCATACTAATACACTTATGAGTAAGTCTGTGCCTAGTAAATACATTCCACAGATACAATGGCAAATGGCTTCTGTAAGTCCTAACGTAAAATGGGTAGATTTTATTTCTTTTAATCCAAACTTCCCTGATACAATGCAACTTTTTGTAGCTAGAGTTGAAAGAGATAATGCTTACATTGCAGAACTAGAAGCTGAAGTAATTAAGTTCCTAGACGAAGTAGACGCAACAATTTTAAAACTAAAGGAGTAGTATATGGCGCAGTACGATAACACAAACACATTTGCATTATTTAAGAATGATAAGGGTGACAATCCTAAACGACCTGATTACGCAGGAACTGCAAACGTAGATGGCATTGAGTTTAGAATTAGTGGTTGGATTAGAGAAGGTAAGAACGGCAAGTTTATTAGCGGTTCTGTACAGATGAAAGAAACTCAGGGTGAAACAAGAAGTAAACCAGCTGTAGAAGGTGCAGATGAGGATGTTCCTTTCTAGGAGCATCCCCATTCGCATGATAATTACTTGTTCATTACGTACATAGTAACTTCAAATCCAAAGCGCATTTCAGTTGCTGATGGTGTTGTCCACATGGCGTTTCTCCTTTCTTTTAGATTTATAGTAGAATTATACGCTTATATGGGTTTACTAGACACAAGAAAACCATGAAAGGTCTGTAATGGATATACATAACTTAGAACTAGAAGTTTCGTGCTATGCTACTGCTGTGTATCACGAAGTTAATAATAGAACATTAGAGGAGAAGCTAGGTGTCATTAATGTTATTCGTAATCGTGTCAAATCTGGTCTTTGGGGTCGTGATGTATGCTCTGTTATTTATGCTTCTGGGCAATTTATTGGCGTTACAGACGAGAGCCATAAGAAAGTTGATAAAAAGACGTATCTTGAAACGCAACTATTGGTACTTGATGCAATTGTATTTAATAAATTTGCAAATCCAGTGGCAAACAGTCTGTATTTCCATGATGACTCGATTATGCCAAAACATTCGTGGTTTGGTCATAAAAAGATTACTCACATAGGAAGGATGGTGTTTTACTAATGAAAAAAGAACCTGTAGCATGGCTTTACGAAGAGTTTGATGTTAAGTCAGGTGACCTTAAAAAGTCTTACCTGTGGTCATTTCATCCTAAAGAACTGTCATATCTTAATGACTTAAAAAATGCTACACATCATATTAAGATTACACCGTTATTTAGAGGTGATAAGATAGAAGAATATAAGTCAATGAATAAGTATTCAGAAGCAACACAACGATTGATTGAAAGCAATAATGGACTCTAAAGCATTAACGCAAGAAGAAATAATTAAAATATATAAAGAAGCATTTGGCAAAGGTGACCAGTTGGTTACAATAGATAGAATATTTAGATTTGCAAGATTACTAGAACAGGCTCATGGAATAAAAAATGGCTAAGGGTAAAGTGTATAGCGTAGCATACGATAGAGAACAAGCATTAAAAATTATGGCTTATGTAAAGAATAATCCTACAGCTCATAGAACAAAAATAGCTAAAGATTGTATTACAAACTTTTATAGGCTTAAATATTTAGAACAAGAAGGTCTTGTGCATTTACCAAAACCTTTATCTTATGGAGAAAGAAATGGACTTGCTAGAAAAGGTAATTGATTATATTATATGGATTTTAGTAATTGGTAGTATAATAGGCTTTTTTTATGGTACGTATCAAGTTGTTGATTTATTTTTTATAAGGGGATAGTTATGGTAGATATGGTGAATAGACCTCCACATTACATGGTAGGTGGTATAGAAGCAATAGACGTAATTAAAAGTCGTTTAACAAAAGAAGAATATATTGGGTATCTAAAAGGATGTAAGCTCAAGTATGACTTACGTTATCCGTTTAAAGATAATCCACAGCAAGATTTAGAGAAGTCTGATTGGTATAAGAATAAACTATTAGAAGCTACTAAAGATGAAGATGCTATTAATCCACCTGAAGTAGAAGCTATCTTAGAAAGATTTGATGATGAGTAAAATATATTGGATATTTATTGTAGTGATGGCAGCGTTAGCTATATGGGGAACTGAAAAGGCTTTAGCTCAAACTACGACTATACTAGCACCAGATGGTTCTGTGACTGTGTGTCAAGTAGGTAGTAATGGTATTGTGGTCTGCGTCTAATCATCTCTAGGCGTTAGCTCACCATAGATAGATAACTCTTCACCACTAATCTCTATTAGGCTATCGTCATCTAATGTCATGACTATAGTGCTATCGCCATGTAATGCTTCACAGGATACAATCACTCTACCTAGCATGTGATTGCAGATAATTTCTACTTCTGAACGTTGCATAACTGTCCTATATTTTAACAAATTTTTCTGACTTATCTGTTGTTACTTTTTTATTACCTCTAAACCAAGAACCACAATTTTGACATTGGAATCTTGGATACTTTCCACCAGTTAATACAGCATAACCACGTTGTTGCACTTTATGACTTGCACAACTAGGACATACTCTTTCTTCTGAAAAGTGATTGTGATTAGGATGATTACTTATCCAACCTTTAAACTTGTCATATACTTTCTCTAGTAATACAACATCATTCCTATTGTATTCTTCCATGCGTTTCCATGCTGACCTATCGTTATTCATAACTTTAAGCCATAACTCATGACCTTCATGTGCAGTCTTTTTACCAAGACCTAAACGTTGTGCAATATAGTCTAGTTTATTAGAAACGAATCTAAATTTGCTACGAGATGTTTGCAGTAAGTCTATGTGTTTAGCAGGACTAGGAGGTGGCATACCAGCTTCTAGGAACTCTTTATTAAGCATAGGTATATCAAACCTATTGCCATTATAGTGAACGATTGCGTCAGCTTCATCCATAAGAGAGTGAATAGATTTAAGCATTGCTTTTCTATCTGACTTATATACAGAATCAAACATAATCTTTTTCTCACCATACCATTTAGCTGCATAGCATAATGTATATGATGACTCTAGGAGTTGGTTAAGTGCAATGTTTTGCTGCCAGATTCCCCATACTGTTGCAAGATTTGGTGCGCACTCTATATCTAAAAGTAAAATCTTCAAGTAACTCTCCTAGTGTTGAGATACTTTATTATATACTATATATAAAATTAGCATTAGAAACACGTATTTAAAGTGTGTGATAGCGCACAGTATGTCGCATATAAGATAGTCTAGCATATCTTAATTGTGACTTTTTTAGCTTTCTTGAGCTTCTCAAATAGTTTGTTAAACGCTACTCTTGAATTACCAATAAAGTCTTTACCTGACCATGTAGTGCCTACTAATATACATCCTTCTGTATGAGCAGATGTGTTACCTGCATGAATACGAACACCGGTAAAATTAGGCACGTTTTCTAGTAAAGGTAAATCCCTATTGAAACGATTGCTATGATTAATAATGAGGTTATAAGTGCCAGTAGGAATAGCTGTTTGTCCATTTACTTTAGCTCCTTTTCTAACAACATCTTCTAACGTGTAACACTCATACTGACCGTCTAAATACATCTTACCTATGGTATGTGTGTCTTTAAACTCAAACCTTTTTACTTCAATTAACATGTTTGTCTATATAAGTTAAAGCCTGTGTAAGATATTGCATAGCATACATAAATAGAATAGAGAAGCCCATAGCTACGAATAGCAATGATACGACTAATAATTTAAGTATAGCTAAACCGATAAAGTTAAGTATGTTTAAGACTATCATTTTCTAAGTGTCAGGTACATTCTCTCGCCAATTACGAAAGACATACAAGCTCCAGTCATATCAAGAAATATTGCTACTACAGATGCACCTACAATATCAGGTGTAAATACAATAACACCAGTAAATATCATAATAGCACTAATAATAACGTATCTGAATGATGCTCTTAGGTTAATAATCCATTTAGAAGGTTCACCATTAACACCATCTAATGCTGCTAAAGCCTGTAGTTTTGCAGCTTCAGCTTCCATAAGTTTAACTCGTTCTTCTACGTTCTGTGGTTGACCACCAGCACCACCTGTAAATTTAGCGATAATTCCACGAACACCATCACTAAATGCAGGTACTAAAGCTGGTAATATTAAAGATGCGACTGAACCAATCATTATAGCTCCTTAGGGTCGTAGCCAAGTGTGTTAGCTACTCTCTTTTGTAGTTTTAAGAATAAACCTTTGTGACTTGTATATTTCTCTGTTTTAGGCGATTCAAGATAGCATATCATGTGGATAATTTCGTGACAGATGGTCTTGATGACAGTATCTAAATGTCCACACTTTGCAGTAGATATAGTAATGACATGTGGCTCACCTTGTTCTGGTGGTTCATATTGCCCACAGATAGTATCGTCATGCACTACTACGAAGTCCACTTTAGATGCTGGTGGGAGTTTATATTCGTCAAACACAGGAAATTGTATAAGTGTGTCATACAAGTTCGCTATATTATTTTCGGTTATAAATGTCATAGTGTTGAACGTGGGCTAAATAGTTGTGGGTTATATACTGCTGTAGAGTCTATTTCAGGAAAGTAAATTAAGACAGATGACATACCATTGACATCATCTTTACGCCAACATCCTTCGTGATTAGCTTTACCTTTTTCAGTAGCGTATGCAGCATAAGGATAGTTTCTTAAACCCATCTTTATAAAAATACATTCTTCTGTAGTAAGCACGACTTCACCTACATCTGTTTTCATAGACATTTCTTTAGGTAGTTCTTTACCGTCAGCATAGTCATATAAAAACAACCATAGCAATACTAAAGTAACTGCCATGAGAAAGTGTTTCATTTTGATAGCTGTGTCAACAAAAAGACAATAACAAAACCTGCTGTGCCTAAAAGGATTTGTTCTAAGCGTTTAAGTCTTGCATTTATTTGCTCGTAACGAATAGCACAAACTTCTTCGTGTGTGCTTAAACGTGAATCTGTATCGTTGTTTACCATTACTGTTCCTCTGTCAATAATCCTGTGATAGGGTTGATGATAGGTGCTGCTACTTCTCTAGCACCGATAAGACTTCTAGGCGTTACTTGTGGAATAGGAACATTACCTGTAGCAAGTCTATTACGTAATTGTTCTATATTGCGTAGACCTAATTGTGTAGCACCTAGTCTAGATGCACCACCTATAAGTGGTAAACCTACAGCTCCATAAGGACCACCAAAAACAAAACCAGCACCTCCAGATATACCAGCAGAGATAGCTCCTGTTGGTGCAAGTTTACCTACTAAACGCAATACGTTTTGTACAGGACCACCTTTAGCTGCAACTTTAATTGCATTTTGTTCTTCTTTAGTAAATGCTCGTAATGCTTTAGGATTATCTGCAAGATTAACTAATTTACGTCTTAGTGCATTTTCCATACCTGACTGTGAGAAGTTAGCTTCTGCACGTAATTCTGCACTAGCTACTAAGTCATCAATAATTTCTGTTTTCTTAGCACGTTTCCATAATTCTCTAGCGTCTGTTAAAGCACTTACAGCTTCAGATGAACCTTTAGCTAATTGACTAGGTTGTGCTGTTTCTACAAAGTCATCTAGGTTATCTACCATAATACTTGCTAAACGTCTTTCAGATGCGTCTGCACTAGAACCTGCTGCTTGACTAATACGTCTTAATATTTCCATATTTTCAAGCGTCACATTAGAGTTTTTAGTATCTTTAATTCTTTCTAATGCTGCAAATACTCTAGGTTGTAATGCTTTATCTAAACCTTCTTTAGCTAATGTTGATTCTAGCTTGTTAGCAAATTGGTTATAAGAGTTCTTTTTAAATACTGCACCTACATCTTCAGCAAACTTATATTGTTGACCAGCTTGTCCTTTTAACTCTTGAACAGTAGGAGCTTGTAATGTGCCTTTAGCACCCATAGCAAATGGAATACCTGCTGCTACACCTGCTGCAAGACCTAGTGTAGGACTACCTGTTTCTTCTGCGACATATTGTGATGTAGCACCTACAGGTAATGCTGCTGCAACTTGTCTAACTGGTTGTTGTGATAATGTTTGTGCAACACCACGAGCTACAGGACTTGCTGCTGTTTTTGCTAATTGACCTAATGCACCTACTTGACCACCCACACCACCTAATGCACCACCACCTACTTGTAATGCTCTTTCTGTTTGTGTTTCTGGTTGTGGGAAACCTAGTTTAGTTAAACCTTTTTCTACTTGAGCTGTAGGTGAAGGTATATCATATTTATCAGGTAATACTGCATTTAAGCCTTTAGTAATTAGTTCTGCTGCTGGTAAAGCAAGTGAACCTGCAACTGCACCTGCTGGACCTGCTAAAGCTCCACCTGCTGCTGCACCTGTTAATGGAACTGCTGCACCTCTAGCAACTGAACTTAAACCACGACCTATTTTTTCTGTAAGACTTCTTTCTTTTTTAAGAATAGATGTAGGTAGGTCATCTTCAGGAACTATGTTAGTAGGTAAATCACTTGCAGGAACTAAATTACTAGGCAAGTCTTCTAAAGGAACTGCTGCCATTATTCATACTCCCATTGACCGTTTCTAAATATCATTGGCTTACCACTTTTTGACTTTGTTCTCATGCCTTCTTTAAATCCTGTTGAAGCTGGCATTTTTTGTGTTGGTCCTGCTTTATCTGCACCTTTGAGTTTAGAATTATATTCATTTAAAAAGTCACTAGCATTGTTATATAATTTACCTTTGAAACCTTTTAATGTTCCATTAGCATTATAGTAATCAACTGCTTCTTGTTTAGTTTTAGCAGCACTTGTCATTTGTTCTTGTAATAACTCAAGACGTTTGACGTTGACACTTTGTGGTAAAGCAGGGTTATATACTCTGTTAATTAATGCTTCACCTTCTTTTGC